ATAATGCCACCAAGACCTAGACCATTTACAAGTTTTTTAACACAAGGTATGAATAATACCAACCAGAATATTAATAATTTAAGCCAGTCCCCCCAATTTAATAATCCAATTCAACCAGGGTTTGGAAATACAAACTATTTAAGCCCCCCAGGTGGTGGGATTATGACACCAACTCCTTTTCCTGGAAATGAGCAACCTGAAGGAGCACAGCAAGGCGGACAATTATTTGATGACCCAAGTGGCAATACTGGAGGAATGGACAATTACCCAGATTGGTATGACACATCAGGTCATTACGATGACTTGTATAATCTATGGCTAAATAGCCCTGATGGCCTTGAATGGAGTCAAACTGCTCCTGGGAGTGGGGGCGGAGCTGATTTAAATAATGATGGTGTTGCTGACGATTTAGATTCGCAGATTTGGCAAAACTTAACTGAAATGTGGGCAAGTGGGACAGATTATGGAAGTGGAATGGGATATCCTGGCAGCGATGCTACAGCTCCTCCTTTTGACCAATACGACCCTCAATTTAAAGGAGAACTTGGTTATAAACCTAGTCCAATAAGCAGTATTAAAGATAAACCACAACAAGGATTTGATTTTACAGAAATGGGTCCACCCAGAAGAAAAGTTCCACCTACAGACTCAAAAGGAAAGTTTTGGCCTGAATTAGGATATCCAAAACCACCTACATCAGCAGATTTTACAGAATTAACAAAAGGCCCTTTAATTCCAGGAGATGTAGCAGAATATAATCCAGGATTAGGGACAGGTGAGTATGATATTCCAACAGGTCCTGATGACCCTGAACAACCTCCAATGCCAACAGAGGAATTGCCTGCAGGATTTAATTGGCAATGGGTTAATGGAGAGTGGCAACCAGTCGAAGCTTCTATATTTGCAGGAGGTCAAAAAGAAAAACCTATATTTACACCTACACCAGGAGGAACAGGTACAGAATTAAATATTCCTAATTACCTACAAGAACAACAACAAGATGCTCCTTTTACAGGTTCTTTAGGTAGTATGTATTCTAATAAACCTTATATGACAAATACTTATGGGCCTGGATGGGAGTGGGTTTATGATGAAAGTCAAGGCGCAGGGGCAACTGGATGGTCTCAGCAATTTCAATCAGACCCTACAGAACTTGATTTAGGAGGATTGCAAATGCCACCTATTGACACTAGTTTTGGTGGAATGACTGAAAACATTTCAGAAAATTTAGCTGAATATGAATACCAGCAATGGTTGGGAGATAATATTCCAGCGGGCGTGGGCTATGAACAAGGTTTTGATGTTAATCAAGATGGTTATGTTACTCAAGAAGACTATGATATGTTGGAAAATATATCTACTAGCGGTTTTTTTGAGAGCGATATTGGAGGTGTAGACCAATATGAGGCATTTGATAATTACATGAATAGTTTAGTTCCAGAAGGAGAAAATCCAACAGATTGGTTTATGAGTTTGTCCGAGCAAGATATGTCTAATTTAATCGAACAATTTCAATCTGGGCAGCATTCTGCACTTTTAGAAAATTTAGGAGCATATTTGAATCCTTATAGTAGTCAAGCCGCTTCTCAATTTGCAGGAGGTGGAGGCCAAGGAGGTGCTGCAGCTAGAAAATTATATTACCCTGGAACATCAGGCGGATTTGCAGGTGTCGGAAGTGGGATTAAAGGAGGTGGCGGAATGAAATCTTTTATGGAAAGTTTAATGGGGTAATATGAATAACGATTTATTGACAGCATTATTAAACCAAGCAGGTGCAAATTGGAACATGGATGAGGCAGCAATTCAAGACGCAATGAATAGAATGGCTTTTCATGAAAGTAAATATGGAACACCTGAATATACTCCTATGCAAATTAGTGATAAATCTTCTTCAGGATATGGTCCTGGAAGAGGTTTATATCAATATGAAATAGGCGACCAAGGAGGCGCTCATACTGCAATAAATAGACTAATAAGCTTTAATAAGAGAAGTGGAAATAAATATGATATTAGTTTTTTAGATGCAATAATTAAAGACAAATCATACGATTTTAGTCAGTTAACCCCTGAGGAGCAAAGCATGCTTTTTTTAGCAGACAAACTTATAGACCCGACAGCCAACATGGGTACTTATGATATTAATAATGACGGAATACTCTCTAATGAAGAATTATCAGGATTTCATGCAGATGAGCATTGGGCTGGATATGGAGGAGCTGAAGACTTTATATTTAATTTAAAAGGGGGTGTAGGTCCAACAAAACCAATTAATTTACTTGATATGATGGAAAGACATGCTTTTATGGATAAGACATCCGAAGATTATCAATTCTATAAACCTTAATGGCAAATTTAAACCTTAATGGTAATGTTTCAAAAAACGAAGAAGCATTACAATTAGCACATTCAAATCTTATTACATTTGGGAAATTGTTTTCCCCTCAAGACTTTTTGGCAAGCGCTACGCCAGATTTTCATATTGATGTTGGTAAAAGACTTATTGATAAAAGTAAGCAGCAATTAGCACTTGTATTGCCTCGTGACCATGCTAAGTCTACCTTGGCTGCCACGGCTGTTTTGCATAGATTTTTATTTGCAACAAAAGAAAGGCCTGAATTTATTGCATGGATTGGCGAAGCACAAGACCAGGCTCGTGATAACTTAAATTGGATTTCAAACCATATATATTCTAATCCTGCTATTCATTATTACTTTGGTGATTTGCAAGGAGACAAATGGACTAAAGATGAATTTACTCTTAGTAATGGTTGTAGAATGATTGGAAAAGGAACATCTCAAAGATTGCGTGGTAAAAAACAATTATCTACTAGATATACAGGTATTATACTTGATGATTTTGAATCAGAGTTAAACACTAAAACACCTGATTCACGTAGACAAATAAAAGAATGGGTGACTGCTGCTGTGTATCCTGCGATTGATTTTGATAAAGATGGATTTTTATGGTGCAATGGGACAATTGTTCATTATGATAGTTTTCTTAATGGATTAGTAAAGGGGGCTCAAGAAGCTAAAAAAACTGGAGAGGAGTATGCTTGGAATGTTTTTACACGAAAAGCAATAGAAGATGGCAAGCCCATATGGCCTTCAAGATGGCCTATAAAAAAACTAGAAGAACGTAAACAATTTTATATTGATTCAGGTACACCAGCAAAGTTTTATCAAGAATATATGAATCAGGCAAAATCACCTGAAGACCAAGTATTTAGTGAGGAGGATATTAACAATGGGATTTATCAAGGAAACACAAGGTTTGATGAGGCGGCTGACTCGTGGTACATACAATTTGCTGATGGCGACAAAGAATATGTTAATATATATATTGGTGTTGACCCAGCTTCGACAATTACTACTCGTAGTGACTATTCCGTTATTATGGTGCTTGGTGTTACTAGTGAATACGATTATTACGTTATTGACTATTGGCGTAAAAGAGTCTTACCCATGGAGTGTGCCGATGAGATATTTAAAATCGCTAAACAGTACACGCCAATCAGACGAATAAATATTGAAACAATTGCATATCAAGAAATGCTTCGTGACTATATAATGAAAAGAAGTAAGAAAGAGGGGTTGTTTTTACCTGGAATTGAAAAAGGTATTAAAAATTATAACTCTAAAAAGAAAGATAGATTGTTTGAAGGGTTGCAGCCAATGTTTAAAGCTGGGGCTGTTCATCTTAAAAAACAACACCATGAATTTATTGATGAACTTATTGATTTTCCTAAGGGCTCACATGATGATATTATTGATGCTTTTTATTTAGCAACGCAGTGGGCAAAAGGGAATGCTAAGGCTGGTACTATTAAAAAAGAAAAAAATAAAGAAGGTTCTTGGATAAAGCCAAGGAAGATGTATGATTGGATGACAGGAAGAAGAATTTAGGTGGATTTGTTAATTAGCATAATTTATTCTTATATTATACACTGTGATTAAGGAAGATTTTAGAGCAAAAGAGATTCGAGAGATGTTTGACCGCTGGTCCAACGCAAGAGAGGACTGGGATGTTGCCGCTCGTGAAGATATAGATTTTTATTTAGGCAATCATTTTAGTGCAGATGAGATGGATGAGCTTTCTTCTCGAAATCAATCTGCAGTGCCTATTGATAGACTATATTCTGCTATTGAACAATTTAAGGCAATTATAACATCTAAGCCGCCAAAGTTTTCTGCAATAGGTAGAGAGGACTCTGATAATAGGCTTGCTCATGTATGGAAAGTTATCCTTGAATATATATGGGACTTATCGGACGGGGATGAACAATTTAAACAAGCTGTTCATGATTATACAGTTACAGGTCTAGGCTATTTTTATGCATATATAGACAAAGAAGCTGATTATGGTCGTGGTGAAATAAAATTTAAACACTTAAATCCTTTTAAAGTTTATGTAGACCCTAATTCAAGGGATAGGTATTTTGATGATGCTTCTGGAATGATGGTTTCTAACATAATGAGCAAAATGCAACTTCTTGATGCATACCCTCAGTTAGGTGAACCAATTGAAGAAGGTGAAGATAAAATGCTAATTGATAGCATTGAAACAGTTTCTGAAGAAGATTATCCTGACAATGCAAATAAAAGAACAATGGGCTCATTTACTCCTGACGTTGTTAAAGACTACGACTATGAAGGCTCAAGTGAAAAATATAGACTAATTGAATATTATTCAAAAATAAAAGTTCCTTATTATAG